CTTCTCCCAAACCAAGGTATGCGAGAAGACCAGCTACATCCTTTCCACTCAAATTAGTCAGCGTATTGTCCAGCGGTTGTTTACCTGCTAGCGCATTAAGCATTGTCGTGGCAAAGTTCGGGTCATTCCCCAGCGCCGCCGCCAGTTCGTTCAATGTATCCAGTGCCGCAGGTGCAGAACCCACCATTCCTGCAATCGCCGATTTCACAAAAGCCGTAGTGGCAATCTGTGTATTGTTGACCGACTGCGCCGCAGTAGGTGCTGTTGGCGTTCCGGTAAGTGCCGGACTCGACAGCGGCGCTTTCAGTGCCAGCGCATTATTAATAGTGGTACTGAATTTCGGGTCATTGTTAATGGCTGCGGCAATTTCTTTCAGTGTGTCCAGCGTGGCTGGCGCACCGTTAATCAGAGCAGTAATAGCGGCCTGAACAAACTCTGTGGTCGCAATCCGAGTGGTGTTATTTCCTGCTGCAGGCGTCGGCGCTTTTGGTTCTCCGGTAAATGTCGGATTATGTTTCTGCGCATACTGGGTATGAGGATCTTGTGCGGCAATGTGGTTTCTCATCTGGTCATCCACATACAGCTTTAATTCCAGGACTTTATCATCCACGTATTTACGGGTTGCCAGCACTACAGCAGGGTCGATTTTCAGGATGATATTGTCCGTGCTGCTGGTAATCAGCACCATGCGCACGGTCTGGGTACGCCCGCTGCCTTCAGCCAGTTGCGGCTTATAGCTTTCCGGGCAGTTTCCCACGGCAATCAATGCCCCGGACTCATCAAACAGGCCCACTTCACGTATCCACCAACCGCCCTCGTTTTCAGGGATCACCTGTTCAGCAATAATCTGGCTACTGTTCTGCGGGTCGATATAAAGCATATTCAACGCAGCCCGGCGTTTCTCATTTACCAGTGCCGTCTGCTTTGCGTCCGGCGTCGGTAATACTCCGCCGCCATCGCCGACCGCCATATGGGTAATTTTTAGCGGCACACCGAGCGCGGCGGCGCTGGCAAGTTTCGCCGCGCCAATATCCGTCAGCAGGGTATAAAATTTTGTGCTCATGGATTCACTCTCATTGTGTCAATAACATGGACCGCCCCGCCTTCATGCGCGGTGCCGCCAGAAATAATTGTTTCGTTGATATACGGATAGATCGTGATTTCTTCACCAAGATAGCTGGCGGCCCCTACCCAGTGCGGGCCACTGGTCTGCAGATTGATGGACATGCCGATCATGTGACGGCTACATGGTTTGGCATCGCTTATCAGCCGCTCAAGTTCCAGATAGGTATCTTCAGTGATGCCCTGATCCTGCACGCCGATATCCAGGCGAAACGTGCCTGGTGTTTCTCCGGTCTGCCACCACTCAATAATGCGGATCAGGAAGCCGAACGGCTCCACCACCCGCCGCACGGCACTGGTGGTTCCTTTGTGCTGATGAATATAAAAAGCATCCTTCACCACCTGGCGTTTGACGCTTTCTGTCCAGCTCTCGTCCCAGCGTTCCACAGAGAACGCCCAGGCGAGATAAGGCAGGAAACTGACCGGACAGGTCGCAGGATTCCACAAGTCACGCAGTGGCACCTGCAGATCAGAAATCCCGCTGCAGGTTCGCGCCAGTCGGCGCTCCAGTGGTGTTGAACCCGGTGGCAGCAGACTATTCATCCGTTCCTCCGTTGGTTACGCTCCACTGCGTACATGATGCCGCCTGTGTTTTGTTCAGGACCACATCCGCCAGCGGCGAAGCCAGCTCCACACGCTGCACCCCCTCAACATGCAGGGCGGCAAAGATGGCGCTACGGCGAATATCCCGACCAAGCCGCGTCTGACTGGCGATGTACTTCTGCAGGCTGGCTTTTGCCGCGGCCATTACCGGCTCTGCTTCCGGTCCCGGATAAAGAAAAATGGTGGCTTCCACGCGATACGGGATGATTTCTGCGCTGCGAACCGTCAGACGGTCAGCCACCGGGCGGACGTTCTCACTGTTCAGGGCGTTCTCCACCACATCCAGCAAGTCTTTTTCTGCTGTTCCGTCGCCTTCGCGGCTAAGGACAGTCAGCACCACCTCTGCAGGTGCCGGACTGGTTGCACTGGCATCCGCCACCCGACCGTCGGCGCTTCGTGCATGAAACTCATAAGCGGCAGTTGGCCCCGCAACAGAAAGCCCCTCAAAGGCTGCAGGCACACGCAGGCGTAACGCTTCATCGCTTTCCATCACAGCTGCAACGGGCGGCACAGCGTCATTATCAGCAGGCGTCACCGTCAGGCGTTTCACGTTGTAGTTGGCAGCGAGCTGGTCAAGATCGCCGCCCATCGCGTAAGCCACCATCACAGCCTGCGCGGCTTCGTTAATGCGCTGGCGCAGAAGCAACTCACGGTAAGCGTTCTCCTGAAGCAATTTGGTGACGGGTTCAGATTCCAGTTCCAGCGTGCGGATCACGGCTTCCTGCTCATCTTTCGGATGAAGCGCAACAAATTCGGCCTTGCGTTCGGCAAGCAGCGCCTCAAAGTCCGGCACATCGACAATCTGCGGCGCAGGCAACTGCGAAAGGTCAATCACTGCCATTCTCTGCTCCTGTTGATACGGAAAGGGACACAGGCACACCGTTATTCCGCCGCCCGGTCAGCTCCACCACCATAGAACCGTCAAAGTTGCTGTTGATGGTGATGGAATCCAGCGTCAGCCGTGGCTCCCAGCGACTCAGCGCCACATACACTGCCGACATGACCTGCAGGCGTAACGCCGGATTTTGTGGCTGGTCTATCAGTGCCGACAGCAGGGAACCATATTCACGACGAGCAATGCGGCTACCCTGCGGCGTCAGCAGAATGTCCCGCACCGACTGGCGCAGATGGTCAATATCAGTAATGACTTTGCCGCTGGTATTGTTCATCCCGCTATAAAGCGTCATACCGGTCCTCCGGTTGTATCGCCGCCTTTCAGGACGCCAGTATGCTGATGCGCATCAACCACGATCCCGTTAGAACTCATCGCTCCGCCGCCCTGGGTAACACCACCATTGATCACCACTTCGCTGTTAATGCGCGTGCGGTCAGCCTCCAGTACAAACTCACTGGTTTTCATGGTGATGTTGTCAGCGGCCTCAATGACCATTGATTTGATGCCCCTGACATACCAGCGCCCGGTGGCGGGTTCGTATTCAAACCAGCCACCGTCAGGATGTTCTGTCACGCAGGCGTCTGCCGACGTCGACGGTGGTGCGAACTGATTCGAATAGACAGCGGGCAGCGCAAAGGCAGTTTCCAGATTGCCGCCCAAACTCAGTAGCACCACCTGCTCACCTTCCGATGGTTTCCACCATGTGCGGGCATTACCCGCGCGCAGCGTCAGCCAGTTAATCCAGTTGGTTTCAAGGTCGCCCGTTTTCACCCGACAAAGCCAGTGTTCCCGGTCCACTTCGGTGACTACACCAGTGCGGATCAGATTGGTGATAAGGCGCATGATTTCGGTTAATTGTGCGTTCATAGGGAAAGGTTGCCATCAGGGGAAGAAAGGCGGCAGTGCTGCAACTTGTATCACTGCTGATACAAAAATCACCCCGCCAACCATTGCAGAATCATGTCGCGGGTCATTGCCTCAACATCATCATTTACGCCCAGAAGGCGACGCTCTGCGTAACGGACCTCCGGTCCTTTGCGGCTGACGCGATCACGCAGGCCATAATGGTGAACGCGGGCAATGCGCTGCACCTTACCTTCAAACTGCACGCTGGCAGAATCCTCGCTGGCGGCGGTTTTCAGGTATTTTGTGGTGCGAAGTTTTGTAAACATCTGCCGTTTGATACGGCCTTTTTTACTGCGTGCTGTTACTCGCCTCGGTTCATAGCTGCTGCCATCAGGATTGCGTTGCATCCTGATGTTCTGCTGCTGTGTCCGGCGCAGTTCCTGCGCCAGCTGGCGCATCATGCGGCTTCTGGCGGCTGGTTCCAGATTCGCCAGCAAGGCACTCAGCCAGTCGTCCACTTTCTGCAGTTCAGCCACGTTTCACCGTCCACATTTCTTCAGGTTCATCAGGTTCCGCTATAGCTTCAACGCTCGACACACTACCGTCAGTGCTGACCAGCACACGCTCCGTCAGTTGCAGGTTCAGGCTGATATCACAGACATCGTTGCGCAGAATATCCACCTCAAAGGTGAATAGTTTTTCCCGTAACGCCGGGTTATTGATGGCATCGGGCTGGTTATCCCTCAGCCACAGCAAAACCGGGGCCATCAGCAGATTCTGGTCGCCGCTGAAATCCTCAATCACCGCGTTCAGGGTGTAACGGTACTCCCACGACATGGAGCTGGCCCCCGTGGCAACCAGCGAACCGTTATCCACAAACAGATGCAGTTTGTCCGGGTTATTGCGGACATAAGGCACCGCTTTATTGAGGGCGTGGCGCAGGGATTGTGGTTTGTTCACTGTTTCGCTCCTGACACGCAATAATCATATCCACTTTGTCTGCACAGACCGCCCAGGCGGCCTCCGTTTCATCCAGCAACGCATTCAGATCACCGTTAGTGCGCGGCGCTGCCTGATCCAGCCGACACGGCGTCACTCGCGGACAACCACTGACGGTAAGCTGCACCTCCGGTGAGTGTGGGGCGTTCCCGCAGCCGGATAATGTCAGCAGGCAAAGGAGTATCAGCCCAGCGGCGTAAATCCTCGTTCTCACGTTTCAGTTCCTCGATCCGGTGTTGTCGTTGTCTCAGCAGCGCGCTGGTCTGTTCTGCTTCGGCATAGAGCCGCGCCTGCTCCCGGTTATTGGTTTCAGTCAGAATAGACAGGCTGATAAGCTGGCTGTTGCTCTTTGCCAGTGCCTGGCTTTTGCTCTGCAGCTCGTCTGCCTGCGTGCTGATGGTCTGGCTGGCATCAGCCAGCCGCCACGTCTGCCAGCCCAGCGCCGCCAGTAATAACGCCAGCACAACCAGCAGTAACCGGTTCATGCTGCTACCTGTTGCGCCATCTGATTACGGGTGATCCAGAAGGCAATAACGGTCAGTAGATAAAAGACCAGGGTAATAGCCCACCCCGTCCAGGCGAGACTTACAACAATCAGCAATCGCATCACCCAACTGGTAAATACGTTTTCTTTTCGGGTAATTGTCTTCAGCAAAGATGCCCTCAACTCCTGCCAGAGCGGGCCATTCTTAATTAACGCAACCAGTGCTACCGGAATTACCGCCCATGTCAGCAAACAGGCTACCCAAACGCCGGACGCTGCCAGTACCGGAAAAATCCCCTGCGGATACACCATTGCTGCGATTAACAGCGCCATCCATAACATCAGAAACAGTCCGCTGATTAATTTCTTTTTCATTTCAGTTTGCTCCCTGTAAACACCAGGCCATCTCCCGCGCACGGCGGTTATCCAGCCCCTGATTAAACACACCTTTTACATAAACCCAGCGCGGCAACTGTCGGCACGCATCCGCCCAGCGCCGCTGATTGAGCAATTTCACCAGCGTGGAGCTGCAGGCATTGCCCGTCCCCACGTTGAAGGCAAACGACACCGTAGCGTCATACACCTTCTGTGGTGGCTGTTGCTTCACACACCTTTCCAGTGCCCGCTCCACACGCAGCACGTTGGAGATCAGCCCTTCTGCTGCCTGTCGTTCCGTGATTGTTTTGCCGGGAATGACGCCCGATGTATTACCAATGCCGTCGGTCCAGACACCCGCGCTGCACTGATACGGCTGCAGACGACAGCCTTCGTAATCGGCAATCAGTTTCAGCCCCTCCACGGAGGTGTGAAGCTGCTGAAAACCCGGCAGCGTGGCAGCAATAGCCAGCACGGCCCCGACAAGGCAGCGTTTAACGATTGATGGATTCATAGTCCTCCCGCGAGATCTGCCCGTCGCGCAGAAGCTGGTAGGCTTTGTGTTTGTAGTACCAGTTGATAGCCAGCATCAGCACACCAATCATCAGGCCGCCCAGCGTTGAGGCATCCTTGATGGACAAATCGCCCAGCCAGGCCAGCACGACGGCGATGCAATACGTGATAAAGGCGCTGATTCGCTCAAGCGTCATAATTCAGTCCCATAGCTGGACGGTCTGCACGGTGGTGGTGGTCGGAATGTCCGGCAGCTCCACCTGCAGCCCGTGAGGTAAAAAGGGGCCGTATTCGGCAAGCCCCGGATTTGCCTTCAGTACCTGCTCCGTGACACCCTGCGTGCGCCCGTAATGACGCCAGCAAAGCGCGTCCACCGTGTCATACTGATGCGCACGCACTTTCATCAGATAAGCTCCACTGTGCAGTGCGGCGCATCCTGCACCCGGCTGATGGCCCAGCGGGCGTCACGCCACAAATCACCGCTTGCTTCCGCCAGTTCCTCGCCCCGCTTCACACCGGACGCCGTGGCGTCATAGTCCTGGTAACGTTCGTTGAGCATGGCGCGTGCCCAGCAGTAAACCGCGTTGAAATAGTGCTGAATGCGCTCACTTTTGCCGTCCAGCTGTTCCGCCGGAACCTCTGCCAGCGAGGCATACCCCAGCATCTGCTGGCGTCTGCGAAACTCATACAGCTCTGCGTTGACCTCCGAAATTGCCGATAGCGCAACCTGCTTTAAACGCGGCTGCGTCACCGTGCCGTCAGTGCGCATCACGCTGCGAAACTCCGACAGGTCCACATCAGGCCAGAACGGCGTATTCCTGATGATTTCCGCCTGTTCCGGTGCCTGTTCTGGCGCAACAAACTTCATGCTGCTTTCTCCTGAAATAGAGGGCGGTGGACGGGGTTTTGATGTGGCAGTGCCTTTCGCCACCCCGTGCCGCCCGTGCGCGGGGGCACGTTCTGTCAGCGGCTGTCATTGCGCAGTCTGCGCTCCAGCTGCTGTTTGTCTTTTTTCACGCCACAGCGGGGATCGAGCTGTAACGCATGGTTGAGATGATTAAGGGCGGACGCCGGATTGCTTTCACTCAGGACAGCGCCAATCGCTTTATGCAGACGCGCCCGTGACTGGTCCGGCATATCCAGACCGTCTGTCAGTTCCAGCGTCTGCAGTAATAGATCCGCATCAAAGCCGGTGGCGGCAAGCATTGCGCTCTGCGCCGCGTCTGACATTTCCTCTGCCAGCACGGTCTGCACGTTGCGGTTACCCAGCGGCATCACCCAGCCATGACGCAGAGCATGACGCCCGATCTCCAGCGCCCCGGCATAATCTCCGGCATCAATGCGCCACAGCATCACGTACATCAGCACGTCATCCTGTTGAGCGCCTCCGGCAGCCAGGACGCCCTCCGCCCAGGCGGCATATTTCGGCAGTAGCTCCACCTTGATTTCCGCTTTTTTCACCGTGGACTGAACGCCCTTGAGACGGCGGCGGTCTTCCGCCAGTTGCAGCAGCATCAGGTCATAGCCCGATGCGTGGCGAACACTGCCGCCCTCGCGGGCGGCCTGTTCAGCCTGAACGCGCAGGCGATGCTGCCGTGCGGGACTCAGGCTCATGGATTACGCTCCGGTTTCGGCTGCGGCGGCGCTGAAATCACCAATCTGGATGTTTTCCACCAGTGCGGCACAGCGGTAGTCCTCAACCACATAGGCTTCGTTAACGGATTCAAAGTTTTCAATCCGGTCACGTTTCGGGTTGTCGATAACTGAACGGCGGCGGGTGTCTTCCTGCCAGTAGATGGACAGGTTATCCAGACGGGTGATCAGCAGCGCATTCGGCGGGAAGAACGGCGCACGCACGGCCTGCAGGCCACCCATGCGTTTCTGACTGATGATCATATCGGCAGCCAGTTTTTCACTGTTTTCCTGCTCTTTGTTGACCAGCGGGAAATACTTGTCAGACAGCAGTTCACGACCGCAAATCACCACCAGATCGTCATCGTCCTGGTAGACCACGTCGATAAGCTCATTGACGGCATCCATCACCACGGCGTCCAGGTTGGCATATTCGCCACCTTTCCCGACTTTCACTGCGCCCGGTGTGGTTTCACCGCCCGTGGTGGTGCTGCCCATGACGTGATCCGGTGCATCCTCACGGATTTTCTGCAGCCAGCCTTTATTCACATCCTGCAGTAGCGGGTTTTCGCTACGGTTAGAGGTTTTCGCACGCTTCACGCCGTTAAAGCCGATCATGATGCGGTCCAGTGCCTGACGTTTCACGATGGCGTTACGGATACGCACCTGGAAATCCTGAAACTTCGCCCACAGGTCCAGCTTCGCGTAGGTCAGCACCGTGTCAAAGTTGGTCTGTTCGCATTTGTATTCCACATCGACCATCAGCGTCGGATCGACAGGTTCACGCTCTTTCGCGGTGGTGTCAGTGGTTCCGGCAATGGTGCTGCCAACACCCAGCCCCAGCAGCTGACCGGACTGCTCAGTCACTGGCGTGACGTTAATCAGCGTCAGGAAAGCGGCGGACTGCTGGATCTGGTCTTCCAGCGTCTGCTGCACAGACGGCTCCACAGTGAACTTGCTGGACAGTTCTTCAACTGCCACACCGTTCAGACGCGCCAGCTGCTGCAGGTAAGCGTTAAAAGCAAAGCGGGTATTCTTCTTCATCGGGTTTTATGCTCCATCAGCAATTGGTCAGAGTGTCAGCAGGGGCGTTACCGCCTGTTGCACGCTGGCGGTAGTCCTGGCGGCAGTCCTCATGGCTCAGCTTGTCCACCAGTTCGTTAAAGGCGGCCTGTTGTGCCTGCAGGGCAGTCTCCAACTTAGACAGGCGTTCTTCCTGCTCAGACAGGGATTTTTCGGTGCGTGCGCTCAGGTTTTGCTGCTCAGTGGCGACCAGCTCCACGGCCTTATGCACATCAGAGAACCGGGCATCGTCGGACTGCTCTTTTTTGGTGAACAGCGCCGTGACGCGGGCAAACAGGGACGGCTTGTCCTCCTGGATTTCTTCCAGTTCGATCACCGTTTCCTCTGCGGCGGTAAAGAGATTGGCGGGATTCTGCTTGCGGTTTGCCAGCGGGTTATGGGCTGCACTGGCGCTGAATGTCAGCATTTCCGTACCCAGACTGGCTGGATCATCAGTGGCGGCCAGGCCAACCAGGTAGGCTTTGCCCGTATCAGCGAACTTCGGGCTGACTTCCATAGAGGTGAATAATTTCTGGCCTTTTTTCACCAGTTCCACCAGGGACTCCGTTGGCTCAACGTCGGCATACAGTGCCATCTTGCCCGCCAGCGGGCCTTCCGTGATTTCTTCAGCAAACAGCGCCGTCACCTTGCCGTAGCGGTTAAAGGTGCTGTCCGGCAGATAAGACTTGATGTGCTCAAGGTTAATCAGCGCGGTGTACACCGCCGGGTTGTAGCTGGCTGCCATCTGTTCCAGCCATTCACGCTGGATTTCGCGTCCGTCGGTGGTGGCACCTTCCACCCCGATGCGAAAACGCTTTGCTTTCACTGTCATGAGCCGTGCTCCGTTAGAAAAAACTTACTGGAGCCTTATGGTTGCGGTGATGGGGGCAGTGAAACAATGCGCGGTATTTGTACCGACTACCACACAAACCGCAGGCGGGGAAAGCCTTCATTCAAGGCTGTAGGTTTGTGCCATGAACACCACACTGACACCCGCAGATCTCGATCCCCGTCGGCAGGCCATGCTGCTGTACTTTCAGGGATACCGTGTAGCCCGCATTGCTGAAATGCTGGGCGAGAAAGTTGCAACCGTTCACAGCTGGAAGAAACGCGACAAGTGGGGTGACTATGGGCCGCTGGATCAGATGCAGCTCACCACCGCCGCACGCTACTGCCAGCTCATTATGAAGGAGCACAAAGAAGGGAAAGATTTCAAAGAGATTGACCTGCTGGCGCGCCAGTCGGAACGCCACGCGCGGATCGGCAAGTTTAACAATGGCGGCAACGAAGCCGACTTAAACCCTAACGTCGCCAACCGCAACAAAGGCCCGCGCCGTCAGCCGGAAAAGAATGTTTTCACCGATGAGCAGATTGAGAAGCTGGAAGAAATCTTCCATTCCTCCATGTTCAACTACCAGCGCCACTGGTGGGAAGCCGGAAAAACCAACCGCATCCGCAACCTGCTGAAGTCACGCCAGATCGGCGCGACCTTTTACTTTGCCCGTGAAGCCCTGATTGACGCTCTGCTTACCGGACGTAACCAGATTTTCCTTTCCGCCAGCAAGGCACAGGCCCACGTCTTTAAGCAGTACATCATCGACTTCGCCAAAGAAATGGAAGTGGAGCTGAAAGGCGATCCGATGGTGCTTCCCAACGGGGCCACACTGTATTTCCTCGGCACCAATGCCCGCACGGCCCAGAGTTACCACGGCAACCTGTATCTGGATGAATATTTCTGGATACCGAAATTCCAGGAGCTGCGCAAAGTGGCTTCCGGTATGGCTATTCACAAAAAATGGCGACAAACCTATTTTTCCACGCCATCCAGCCTGACACACAGTGCTTATCCGTTCTGGTCCGGTGCGCTATTCAACCGTGGGCGCAATAAAGCCGACAAGGTGGACATCGACCTGTCCCACAGCAATCTGGCTCCAGGCCTGCTGTGTGCAGACGGGCAATACCGCCAGATAGTCACCGTGGAAGATGCGGTGCGCGGCGGCTGTAACCTGTTCGACCTTGACCAGTTGCGCATGGAATACAGCCCGGACGAATACCAGAACCTGCTGATGTGTGAATTCGTGGACGATCTCGCGTCCGTATTTCCGCTCAGCGAGCTGCAGGCATGCATGGTGGACAGTTGGGAAGTCTGGACCGACTTTCATGCACTGGCCCTGCGCCCGTTTGGCTGGCGAGAAGTGTGGATCGGTTATGACCCGGCAAAAGGTACGCAGAACGGCGACAGCGCCGGATGCGTGGTGGTGGCACCGCCAGCCGTGCCAGGCGGTAAGTTTCGCATTCTTGAGCGTCACCAGTGGCGCGGGATGGACTTCCGCGCCCAGGCTGACGCCATCAAAAAACTGACCGAACAGTACAACGTGACCTATATCGGTATCGACTCGACAGGTGTCGGTCACGGAGTTTACGAGAACGTGAAAGCGTTCTTTCCTGCCGTCCGGGAGTTTGTCTACAACCCCAACGTTAAAAATGCCCTGGTACTCAAGGCCTACGACATTATCAGCCACCGCCGTCTGGAGTTTGACGCCGGGCACACCGACATTGCGCAGTCATTCATGGCAATCCGTCGTGCCACCACCGCCAGTGGCAACCGCCCGACCTATGAAGCCAGCCGCAGCGAAGAAGCCAGCCACGCCGATCTGGCCTGGGCAACAATGCACGCACTGTTTAACGAACCGCTGCAGGGCGAGTCCGCCAATACCAGCAATATTGTGGAGATTTTTTGATGGGAAAGAGTAAGAAAAACCGCGCTGCGGCGACGAATCAGATCCAGCATAAAAACCAGACTTCAGCCGAAGCATTCAGCTTCGGTGATCCCGTTCCAGTACTTGACCGCCGCGAACTGCTGGACTATGTGGAATGTGTTCAGACAGATCGCTGGTATGAGCCTCCCGTCAGCTTTGACGGACTGGCGCGCACCTTCCGCGCTGCCGTGCATCACAGTTCCCCGATTGCAGTAAAGTGCAACATTCTGACCAGTACCTATATCCCTCATCCGCTGCTCAGCCAACAGGCTTTTTCGCGTTTTGTGCAGGACTATCTGGTATTTGGTAACGCCTACCTGGAGAAACGCACGAACCGATTCGGTGAAGTTATCGCCCTTGAGCCTGCGCTGGCAAAATACACCCGACGCGGGTTAGACCTGGATACCTACTGGTTTGTGCAATACGGTATGACAACCCAGCCGTATCAGTTCACGAAAGGCAGCATTTTTCATCTGATGGAACCGGACATCAACCAGGAGATCTACGGCCTGCCCGGCTATCTTTCTGCCATTCCATCCGCCCTGCTCAACGAATCCGCCACGCTGTTCCGCCGTAAGTATTACATCAACGGTAGTCATGCAGGCTTCATCATGTACATGACCGACGCCGCGCAGAATCAGGAGGATGTGAACAACCTCCGCAACGCGATGAAAAGCGCCAAAGGTCCAGGCAACTTCCGCAATCTGTTTATGTACTCGCCTAACGGCAAAAAGGACGGACTTCAGATTATCCCGTTGTCAGAAGTCGCAGCGAAGGATGAATTTCTTAACATCAAGAACGTGAGTCGGGATGACATGATGGCAGCGCACCGCGTGCCGCCGCAAATGATGGGGATTATGCCGAATAATGTTGGGGGGTTTGGGGATGTCGAAAAGGCGAGTCATGTATTTGTTCGTAACGAGTTAATTCCATTACAAAAAAGGCTAATTGAATTAAATGAATGGCTTAATGACGAAATTATTCGTTTTGACGAATATAAATTAGGCAATACTTGATTAAAGCCTGTTTAAACTGGCTGTCGGAACAGCCAGTTTAAACACCGGCACCAATGAAATCGCCATATGAATCTTCTTCAAGGCTGATGTATTCTACCCTCCATTGATCCATCCGCCTCAATGCATACAGGGAGAAATGAGTATCAGCAACAGCTATGCACGTATTCAATTCTATAAGTTCTGAATGCCCCAAGGTTGGATCACCATAAAACTTATAAAACAAAGCCTTTAGATCAGAACATGTTTGTTCAGCCGCTCTTCTGGCATCGGGGCCACCTTCAGTTGCATCATAAACAACATTGATAGAAAGCTCATATGGTATGCCTTCCTCAAGATCGTTAAATCTTTCTTCGCCCAAATCGAAAAAAACTCCGATCAAATGCTCTGCGTTTGTGGCGATAATATCCGCAACTTCTTTTTCGAAAATAAACTTTTTATCCTCGTCGTAAGCCCGCAAGCGCTCTTCAAACGAGTTAGGAAACGCTGGACGACCATACTTAGCAGCTAACCATTGCTTAAGAGCTTGTTTCTCTTCTGTGCTAATGGAGAATGCTGGATCGTTTTCCTCACAACAGAAAGCTTCTTTAGGAATGATGACTTTCCTTTCATGCCGGAGCTCTACTGCATTCTTCTTCGCACTTTCTGGGTTTTCAAAACATAGATCGAGTATTCTCGGATGCTTAGCTCTTTTCATCCTGCTTGACCCCTTTTTCAAGGGGCCAAACATCAGTTCCACGTTTTTTTCTGAATTACTCTGTAAATCACAATCATGCGTTATAACTACAACTTTATGGTTCGTTTCATCAGGCTGCAGAATTCCAAGTGAAACGGCATCATCATGTTTAAGTACATGCCCCTGACGCCATGATGTTCCTCGTACCAACATAAATGTGATTTATTCCTCTACCGTTCCAGGAATTGAAATAGATGACTTCCAATCATCTGTCGGTTTCGCCTTGCTTGCTAAGTAATTGGCCGATTCAGCAGCAGCATTCATCGCTTTAGCTTCATCAATCAATACCTGAACTGCCCTATTCCAATCCTCACCTTCTTTTACTACGTCCATTAATGACTTACCATTAAATGCTTTCATTTTCACCAATAGCTTCGCATCATGGAGTCCAGCTTTGGAAAAAGAGTCAGCGACATTACTAAGGTTGGTAATGAATTGCACTTTTGAAGCATCATCAGGCTGGTTCTCCCCTGACAACCATTTATAGAGAGCCTGCCGAGTTATCCCCAAATCCTTTGCCAGTTCTGACATTGATGGAGACAGCACTTCTCGAATATTAGCTAAATGTTGGGCAACATTCCTGACATCAACCTCAGGAGAAATTGCAGGCGTGTACGTTGATTCTATGGAATCAAATGCAAACTGAACCCTTGGCTGAACATACTGACGCCATTGCTTATAAGCATTTACAGGGTATGAAGCCCCCGTACCAACTAATAGTAAAGATGCGGCGACAGCAACAACACCTGATACACATGAGCTTGACTGCAAATTTGGAGAATATCGATCTACAGAGCCTATGCTTCCGGTGGGAATTGCATACATTTTAGTCACCTCCGTTGTTTCAGTGCCATTTAGTACGGGCAAAATCTGAAACCATGCCTTCAAATGCTTCTTTAACTTTACTATGCAACGAAAGAATCTGTTTTTCAATTAACTGCAAATCAGTTGACATGTTGCCTTCAACATAATGATCTGTATCAATTATTGCGTGCATACGATGCTCTGTGTTACTAAATCTCGGCAACGGCAGTAAACCATTAGGAATCATATCTGGCGGAAAACCTAGCTGACCATTCATCTTATGTATTCGTGAAACCATAAATCCATTAGGGATCAATGGCTCAACACATGTCTGATATACGGACTCTTGTATAGACTGTATTGGCGTCCATCCGAAATCAACACCATGAAGTTCCTTTACAAGATACTGCTCAATTGTTTCGCTTTTCTCAGGAAACACAGCATCCAAATATCGAAGCCCAATCCGACTTAACAGCGATGGCTTAGCAAATTCTAGAACTTTGCTCAGACCAAGTATCAATGACGAGATGAAAGATACATGGTTATCATAATATGTTGTATGGAACGTAATGAAATCGTTGCCTAAAACAAAACCAGATCTTCTATCTGCATCAATCATCAACCAACTTGTCACAGGCTCAAATGAATGTACCGGTGGCTCATTGGGGTTTTTTATTTCAAATTTCAACTGAGTTGTATTGGAAACCTCAAATAAAGGAAATCCCTCAACTCTTAGCGCATCTTGTATGTCTGGAACATACTTACTCATTGCAGCTATTGGAGTAAACTTTACCTGTACCAATGCATAGTAAACGGGCGCATTGGACATACGTTCGCTGTTAGTACTCATGCCGCCCTCCTTGAAATTGTTTCATCTCATATCTCTTTATCTTACTAACTGTAGTTTACACATAGGTTGACACTTTCTCCATCATTAAGTTCACTATGACATCAATAGCCAAAACTCTTACGTAATCGCTTCGGCGCGCGCTCGTATCCCCGCCACGCCTGCCCGCTTTATGTAGTGGTTTTCATGCACCTGCATGATCTACGCAAAAGCCCACCAGTTCTGGCGGGCCTTAGCAAAAACGATCCTCAAACGATCATGCGATCTCATGCGGCATAGACATGCACTACAGAGCTAACGCCTCGCAAGGGCTCGTTGTTCAACCTTGCTGACGCCAGAAACAAGTTCAGACGCCAGCAACGTTTCTTAATGCAGCCAGCTGTCGTCTTCCCACACCTTCTGCATAATTTTCATCACTTGCTTCCTTTCTTCGTCCAGTTGCAGTCCGGTCAGTTCCACACCGTTAGAGCTACCTTTGCGGATACGAATTACCGTTTTGGGATACAGGGGGCGCAGATTACGGTAAAGCTCGGATTCAAGGGCGTCCAGGGTAGACTGGCTAATCTTCTGCTCTTTATCGATCATTATTTCAATGCGCATAAAAGTCACCTCAGCTGATGACATCCATTGAGCGGTTGTATTCGTGGCTTCTGATTTTTGCCATGAGTTCATCAGTCAATTCAGAAACCCACTGCAGAGCCAGTCCCTTCTCTTCATCACTACACTCACTGGCCGCTACAAGCTTAAGAAAAAAATCAATGCGCTGGAGCTTCAAAGACTCCAAAAAATAGTCCTGCATCTTTCCTCCTATGACACCACACGCAATACTGTATGTATAACCACTGTTTATAATTACAGTATATAATAATCTTACTGATGTAAAACGTTTTTTTACGTTTATCAGCCTGATATGCCTGGTATTATTAAGAGCACGAATGGTTAACCATCGTAATTAATACAGGTTTCGCCACTTATCATCTTCCTGCAAACGCTGGTTCCGATAGAAGATACGCAGGCCTGCTCCTGACGAAATACTGCCGCCGCGAAGGAGTAAATCGACCTCTTTCTCGCTACCATCAAACCCTCTGGACTTCAGCTCATACACGAGCTGCTGTCGCTGATGGTCTGTAATTCGCTGTTTGTAGTCTTTACACCGTTTCGGTTTAACCAGGTGTAACCTTGCTGCCAGTTCCCGGCGTTCTTTTTTGCTCATACTGTGCAGGTAATCGTGCAACTCCTTGTCATCCATGCGGGTGATATCCGTTCTGGTATCCCCATCAGCTGATTTGTCTTTCCCTTGTTGGTTCAAATTTTCAGCAAGGGGACAGTTATTGCCACGAGTCCAAGGGGCGCAAGCGCCCTGGTCGGCTGCCGCCTCCTGAACGTCAACGGCCTTACGAACCATTTTCCACTTCACGGCATGAGTGCAGATTTTGCCCTCTGCAATGGGTGACCAGATGCCATAAATACGAATGCCGTGATCGCCATAGGCGGTCGGCTCTTCGTTGATTTCATAAGCGGTTCTGATGAGGTGATATTTACGGGGAACCAGTACGCCGCCCTGCTTCATGATGTAGGTGGCAAAACAACCAGCATCAGCTGCAGCCAGAATGGCATCAAGGCGCGGGTTATCCAGTACCGGCGCACCTGCTTTTTTGTCACCCTGTTGCCTTGCCGCCTGACCAGCCAGCAATCGCAGTTCACGGTAAGCCTGACGCCCCGGAATGCCAAAGAAGCGGAATTGCTGAACACGATGCAGAGACGCCCAGGCATTAACGTATTCAGCGTTATCACGCAGAGATTTACCCGTTTCCTTGCTGATCTCGCCAGCCAGACCACGCCCGTCAATGTTCTTACTGATGTATTTCGCGATGTAGCTAGTCGGCGTTCCTTTGCGCGGGTTTATCAGCTCAGACTTAAAGCGTGGCCCCGTGTTATTACCCAGCTCCTCGCGGTCTTCACGGATAGCAAACTTACGCAACAATGCAGTAATGGCGCGGCGGTCTTTTTTGCGCATGAAACACAACAGGTGCCAGTGAACTGTGCCGTCATGATGCGGCTCAGCCACCCGCACGCCATACCAGCGCAACCCGGCTTTGTGCATCGCCTTACGAAATGCAGCAAACATGCCGACCAGATAATCACTGCTTTGTCTTACCGTCGCATTTGTCCAGGTCGGGTTGGGCCTACCGTTATTTAGCGTGGAATGGAAACGTGACGGACAGGTGATGGTGTAGAAAACGGCGCAGTCACCGCGCATTTCCGCGATAAGCTCCAGACCTTTAACACAGGCCATCATCTCATTGCGGCGATGCGCAGGGTTGCTGCTGCTGGCGTTTACCACATCCTCCATGTCCAGCGTGTCGCCGTCTTCGTTCACCAGTTCATGAGAACGGAAAAACTCCAGCGACTTACGGCGCTGCTCACGTTTATGCATCACGGCTTCATAGCTGACATAGGGAGATGCTTTTTTGCTGACCAGGCAAACAGCACGCAACTGCTCTTCCCACCATTCGCAACGCATCTTCCACAATTTCCGATACCACCAGTCGGCGCACAGCATACGCGCCAGCGACCCCGGAATGAGTTCATAGGGCACGGGTTTACGGCGGTTTCTTTTCCGGCGGAGTTGCTCAAACGCAGGCGGTATGACATCCAGTCGCAGGGTTTCCGCCGCCACCTTTTCCCATGTCTTGCGGATTTCTTCTGGCTTAACGTCATCGGTGGCATACAAATCGCCACAAGCGGCATCAAGGCACATGCTCATATGCGCAGCTACCAGGGTGGACAGGCGTTTCACCTGATCCTGACTCATTTCAGGCAGGATCAGCAGACCGTCCAGCCCTTCATGGCTTGCCATAAAGCGAAAAGAAGTGGATAGCTGACTGTCGCGTACATGCTCCAGTCGTTCCAGACATGGCTTAATCGTCTCACGCAAATAGCGGGAATAAGCCTTTGGCCTGCCCAGGCTGCTGAAGTATTCAATACGTTGCATCAGCGGCTTGCTGATATGGGAAGGCTGGGCGTTAACGTCCGCCAGAATGACCATGCCCGGATTAAAACGCTGCTGCTCATGCGCCAGCTTTGCCCGGCTAATGAGCTTATCCTGCTCCATTTCGCGCTGGACAGGATCACGTGATTCATTAAAGAAATAACGCTCCCATACCTGATCACTCAGAGCCTCGCGGCGCAGTTGTTCCTGCTCGTTATCGGTAGCGTACAGAGTGATCAGGTTTGAAAGCGCAGAAACCGGCGCAACTTCCGCCGGGTCCAGATAAGGGTTAATGGCCTTTTTCGGGCTGTTCCATGAGAATGCTGCGGCGACCTCGTTAAAGCCGCTGCAGTTGTTCATATCAGCATGGCTCATGCACGCACTCCGTACACGGCAGAACTATCCACGCCACGCGAAGGATCAAATCCCACCCAGCAGCGCGGCCCGGAAACAGCGATGATTTCTGTTGCAGATTTACTCTCACCAGCTGCTACACCGATGCTGCGTTTTGCCTTGATGTAGTGGTGAGTAAAATTGCGATACAGCGAACGGATCAGGGATGTATCACTGTTAGAAACAATGACCGGATGTCCTTCTGATGACCGATGTTCAAGAACGGATGCCAGGTGATACTGGTCATCTTCAGTGAAACCATCAGTGTGATAGCCGGAAAACGTACCGTCATACGGCGGATCGCAATACACCACATCCCCCACCTGCAGCATCGCCAGCGTTTCATCAAAGCTTGCGCAGATAAACGTTGCTCGCTGGGCTTTTTCTGCAAATGTGCGAAGTTCTTTTTCAGGGAAATACGGATTTTTATAATTACCGTAGGGAATGTTGAAATGCCCGCTCTTGTTATAGCGACATAAACCACGGTAACCGTGACGATTGAGATACAGGAAATATACCGCTTTCATGAAATCAGTAATTTCAGTGGAGTAATTAAACTCCTGCCTTATGTTGTAATAAGCCACCTCCCTGTTTGCGATCTCAAATAAAACTCTGGCGCGAGATATAAACGATTCACAATCAGCGGCAACCTTTTTATAGAGGTTGATTAAATCAGGATTAATATCCGCAACCAGATAGCTGGGGTAATCCGTCTCCATCATCACAGCACAAGAACCCGCGAAAGGTTCAACCAGTCGCGGGCCTGCAGGAAGGTGTTTTTTCAGTTCGGACATAATGGCGGTTTTATTACCCGCCCATTTCAGGATGGTGCTCATACAGCACCTCCTGCAATAACATATCCTAAAGCTTCTAATGGGGTTAATGAGCGAATTGATAGCATCACCCATTGTTCTGAAACTGCCATGACGTCATTAACCGGAAGCACATGAGAGATAACCGCGGCCCATTCCCTACCCGTAAATACGCCATGCTTCCATTCGCAAAGAGAAAGAACATCACCAACTTTATAGCCACGATCGTCTTTACGAAGTTCAGCCGTCTTTTGACCTGCAACCACAGCGTTGAAATACTTAGGTGCAATTTTTAATTGATGGATACGCACAGCCCCTGTCATACAGCACCTCCGTTGTAATGTTTGCCTTTCAGCTCTGCGATTTCCTGGCAAGTAATGCAAAGCTGCACACCCGGAATGGCGCGGCGTCGTGCTGGCGGAATTGGCGCTTCACACTCAATGCAAAGCACGCGAGACACGCCCGGTGTTTTGGCACGAGCAGCACGGATATGGCTCTGGCGTTCTTCTTCAACGCGCTGCTGTACGAGATCCATTGCATCAGCCATTAGTGGATCTCCTGCGCTTCGTTCTGGATTGCTTCAGCAGTCACACGCAGCAGTTCTGCCGCTTCCACGTGGTTTAGCTGACGGGATGAGATATGACACGCCAGGCTATCAAGGCGAGCTGCCATTGCTTCAGCCCTTGCCCGGCGTTCTTCCAGACGAGCCTCTGTCAGTAAAATATTAAGCCCTGCATCATCCGGTCCGGTTTTAGTCGTAAGGATTTCAATATTACGCATAATCAATTCTCCTGAATTTAGATAAAGGGATGCCCGGCGGGTTTACGCCATTAATTTCATTAGTTGGTTAATTCGGCATGGTTAGCCGTTTGGGAAATAAGCTCACCACTGCACGAAAATGATTCATTGCTTTAATCAACTCCCGCTTTTCGTCAGTGGTCAGCTCATTAATGCTGATGCTATGACGTTCAGCTGGAATTTTTGCCATAAAGAATATGGCAGCCAGTGCTCGTTTATTTTGTTCGTTATTGATATCCCGTGGATCACGCATATCTTTAATAAACCGCTCAAGCTCTGACTCAATATTCAGGCCAAATACTTTCGCCCTTAACTCCGCAATGTGATTAAGTCCATTCAGGCGTTCACCGGGGCTTAATGGAACAGTCGCCGCAGCGCCATTAATTGCCATAATTCATATCCCCAAAACGCAACTATCGTTCTTTGTTCTTACGGTAACGTTCAAGAGGAGATACATTTTTTCGTATCGTCTCTTTAACCTGCTCTCCCCGTAAAAACGTCCCATCCCTTAGCGTGAAAAAGTAACTGCCATCGCCCGACAACGACGGATAACAACAGAGCAAATCATCTTCAGGTACTGAATAACTCTCCCCTCTGTAACGAAACTGATAAACCACTTCACTTTCCGCTGCATACATTTTGACTTTCTCCGTTTCCTCGTGGTCAATTCAGACAGCAATTCATCTTGTGAATGACATGGATGCCAGCGTTTACCATCCTCACCCATGATCCAGCCGTGACCGTAGTGCATTGCCGGGCTTTGTTTTACCAGCAGCGATGCAAATGATGGTTCTTTCGTCAGCATAAGCACCTCACAGCAAACCGAATGAAGCACCGAGGCCAGTCACGGTATCAACTGCACTCACCATCGCAGGATTAGCCTGTAAACGGGCCTGCAATGAAACAGCCGCCAGCGCCATCAGTCGTGTTACAGAGTTAATGCTGCTGATAGCATCACGACGACCGGCACTAGTTTTTACATCACCAGATACCGCACCTGCTGCAACACGCCCGATCTCTGCAGTTGCGCTCATGACGTAATGCGGCAGTTTCTCTTTTGCCACCTCATTAATCGGTACACATGGCAGACAATGAATCTGTGCCAGAAAACCATCTACCAGCGTTGAATCTTCAGTCAGATCGGTAAGCAGCCAGATTTCTGGTGCGGTTAATAAATGAGGCTGAGCTGGGTTCAGCTTGTTCCGCAGAATCTGCACATTCATGCCTGCACGTTCTGCCAGTTGCACCAGGTTGTGACGCAGTGCAAAAGCCCTACAGGCTTCATCGAAATGCGGATGTTTGGAAATCTTGTAATCAAACATGGTGCCCCCTTAGAAAGTTCCCATAATTGAACTTACTTACCAACAATGACGCGGAAGTTGGAATGACCGAGGGATTCACGGACCTGATCAGTTTTGTACATCAGATAACGAAGGCTTACGCGGCCTTTATTTTTTTCTTTCTTGACCATGTACTTAGCAAGTTGACCATGGTGAATTTTTTGGTAAACAGAGCCACGGGAAATGCCCTCCCACTCTGCGAACTCTGCAGGCGTAGCCATCTCTTTTGGTACACGAATTGAAATATCAGTACTCATAGTGCAGTATCTCTTACTTTGTGTGCGTGTTAGTTCGTTTTAGCTCGTCTCTTTAACTCTCACATCAAGAGACACGAAGACATTACGATCTTGATTCAAGATTGTCAAATGGAGATTACCAATGTTAAACATCAGAATGGGTTCCGATACGGGAGGTAAGGCAGCTATTGAGAGGCTGCTTGAGGCTTATGGATTCACAACTAAGCAGGCATTAAGCGAGCACCTGAATGTCTCAAAAAGTACTATGGCAAACAGAGTGTTACGTGACAGTTTTCCTGCTGACTGGATAATTCAGTGTGCACTAGAAACCGGTGTTTCGTTACTTTGGTTAGCCACTGGACAGGGAAGCATGAAAGAAGGATACGAGCCTGAGAAAAGATCTCATAACGAGAACAAACAAGCAATTAAACCGTTATCCAAACTCATAACTCCATCTATTCCTAAAGGAACCTTGGAAAATGGACAACTCAGTATTGATGAAGAGATTTTCCTAGACCACAGCATATTACCTGCAGATTATGAAGAATCGATGTTCTTAGAAACCCCTACTGATTGTTATCTCATCGATAAATCAGTTAAACAAGTCAGCAATGGATTCTGGCTTATCAATATTGATGGAATGATTATTATTGCAAAAATCATGCGGATTCCCGGCAATAAGATTGTAGTAAATCAAGATGAAGCGTCTTTCGAGTGCTCTGCTGATGATGTGGAAGTTATTGGGCGTGCAGTCAAAGTAATAAAGAGTATCTAAACATGACTGTCAGAAAACAGCCAAACGGTAAATGGTTGTGCGAGTGCTATCCCAATGGACGCAATGGCAAGCGCGTGCGTAAGCAATTTGCTACGAAAGGCGAAGCCATTGCTTTTGAAAGCTTCACAATGGAAGAAGTGAACAAAAAACCATGGCTGGGGGAAAAGGAAGATCGGCGACACCTATCAGAATTAATTGAGCAGTGGTATTCCCTGTATGGTCAAACACTCGCAGACCCCAAGCGCCTCATAGCGAAACTTAGAATTATCTGTAATGGTCTAGGCGATCCCATCGCTTCAGAACTGACAGCCGGTGACTTTACGAAATACCGCGAAGCACGGTTAAAAGGTGAAGTACGAAATGAAGATGGCACGTTTATGTCGCCCGTTAAGCCCCGCACGGTAAACCTTGAACAGCGCAATCTATCATCTGTTTTTGGTACACTGAAAAAGCTGGGCCACTGGTCAGCCCCCAACCCGCTTGCTGGGCTGCCAACATTTAAAATTGCTGAGAGTGAATTGGCGTTCCTGACCCCGGAAGAAATTAAACGTCTGCTGGATGCCTGCGCCGATTCTCAAAGCTCCAGCCTGCTTTTGATTGCAAAAATATGCCTGGCCACCGGCGCACGCTGGAGCGAAGCCGAAAACCTGCAGAGTCATCAGGTATCAAAATACCGTATCACTTATACCAAGACCAAAGGCAAGAAAAACCGAACTGTGCCTATTTCTAAGGATTTATATGAAGAACTGCCTAAGAATAGGGGGAAGTTATTCACCCCATGCAGAAAAGCCTTTGAGCGTGCAGTAAAGCGGGCTGGTATCGATCTGCCAGAGGGTCAATGTACTCACGTTCTGCGTCATACATTCGCTAGCCATTTTATGATGAATGGTGGAAACATATTGGTTTTGCGGGATATCCTAGGACATTCAGATATAAAAATGACCATGGTCTATGCACACTTCGCCCCAGACCATTTAGAAGATGCCGTAACTAAAAATCCTTTATTTAATTTGAGGTAAGTAGTAATTTATGAATAGCGAACTAGAGTTACTTATAAAAATATTATTCCCTTCCCTATCTGCCATTATATCCTTATTAGGGCTTAAAACAGGGTGGACTTATAAAAAAGACAAACTATTCACATCACGTAAAAACATTAGCGAATTTTCATATCAGATGTATAAAAGCAGTGAAGATCCGACCTTCAAAAAACTGGCGGAAGATTACGGCATTGCTGCATTAACCAAAGATAACACATTGACAAAAAAACAAAGATTAATATTACTCAACACAACAAACCCCGTTAGCGATATAGATGATTATTCCAAATGTCAAAGTCTAATTTCCATTACCACCCATAAAGAAATATTCGCATGGAATAAAAAAAGATATAAATACAGCATATATAGAAAATTAATAAAAATTATAACAACTCTAATTTACTTCATGGGCAGTCTCATCGTAGCACTTCCTTTCAGTTATTCTGTTGTAGTAAGTGCTAAGATGATGGAGAAGATAAACCATCTAACTACTTGGCAATACTTTGGTTTAAGCAGCTATTTTGTGGTATCGGGAGTAGCAATATGCTTTATCTGCCTAGATAAGCTCTCCAAGATTAAGATCGCCGAGAGATTAATCGTTTCAAATAGGCGTTTAGGCGACAAATGCAGTGGCGGCACTTTGGCGGCAGAAAGTTAAAAACCCATAAAACGGACAGACACCGCATAAATCTAACCAACTGAAAATCAAAGCAAATCATTGTTTTTACAGACATTGAAATGCTATGTAGGAATTTCGGACGCGGGTTCAACTCCCGCCAGCTCCACCAATCATGATTGGACGGTATAAGGACAACACCAATAAAAACAGGAAGTTAGCAGTCTCAGCAGGACACCGACCAGACGGTGAAGAGACATAAAAGGATACGCAAAGGAGCCGCGGCTCCTGGTGACATGAAAGCCCACAGATGTGGGCTTTTTCGTTGATGGTCAGAACGACCAGTTCACACCAGCTACCCCGTTCCACGGGGATTCCACACCGGCACCATGGCTATACCCCACCCCAAGATGCCCGCTTAACGTACTGCTGAATGAGGCTTTAATACCTGCCTGGTATATTCCACGTCTGCCCGACAAATCATTGACGAAATTACCGTCACTATTCACTTTCACCCGGTTATCATCGATAAATTCTTTGCGCACAGCCGCCTTCAGCCACGGCTCAACTTCCATACCGTTCCCCAGACGCATGTTGTAACTCAGCGTTGCACCCAGTTCACGATATAAACTGCGGGTATCGACTGATTTCGATTCCATGCCATTGGATAAATGATATTCAGGGTTATCAGCGGTGAACCCCCGTTAACGATGCATACGGCGTCAGGTTCCAGTTACCATCGGTAAATCGCATCCCGGTTTCAATGTGACCGCCCAGCCCGTTGCTGCGATAACTGCCGTTGGCGGCTCCACCGCTGCCAACCGTGGAGTCGCGAGCTTCGGTACCTGCTAATACCAATAAATTACCGCCATTTTCCAGCAACATATTGGTCGCTAAATTGCCGGAAATGGAAAAAGTGCCGTACTGGTGAGTACCGCTGATTTCAATACCGTTAGCCGTGCTCGTCTGGAGAGCGGCACCGCTGTTCTGGACGATATCTGTCGCTTTGCCATTATCGTTAACTGTCAGCGTACCGCCTTCATTGATCTTTGTTTTTATTGCCTCTCCGTTAGCTGAAACTGTTTGTATTCCGCCGTCGTTAATCGTTGTCTCATTCGCCACCCCCTCGACGATTTGTTCGCCGCCGGTGAGCGTCGTGCCTGTCGCAGTGGCTTTTGTTTTGACGATCTCCCGTCCGCCCGTATTGACCTGTGTTTTGTCAGAAGAGGTGTCTGACTCCATGGTTAACACGCCGCCATTTGCCAGCAGGATATTGTTCGCCGCACCCTGCTCGATGCTGAACGCGACGCCATCCGCGCGTGTTCCTGTGACCCGCGTCGCCCTGGTGGTTGCAACCAAAGCGTCCTGGCTACTCTGCTGTATCCCCGTTGCGCTGCCTTTCTCCCGCACATCGAGTGTGCCGCCGTCATTAAGCACCGAGTTTTCAGCCAGACCGCCCTCATTAACTACCTGTGAACACCCATTAATAATGGAACCTTCCGCTGTCCCGTTTGCCATAATTTGTTGTAGGCCAGAGACGATATCGGTATTGATTGCCTTACCATAATTCTGAACGGTTTGCGTGCCACCATTGATGTGTGTTTGTAGTGGTCAAGTAATATTGGCCACGGT